ATCAATAGGAGGAAAACCTAAAGCTGGTAATAACTGGCAAGATGGAGAAGTAGTACAAGGGTTTAGTTCTAAATTTTGGGCTTATCATTTGGGTTTGAAAGAATCTACTTTTGATAAATTTAATATTCCTTATAGATCTTTAGATAAAAATTCTATTGGAATTGAAATTTGTAACTGGGGACAATTAACATTAAAAAATGGTAAGTTTTATAATTATGTTAATAGAGTTGTTCCTGCTGATGAAGTTTGTGAACTAGAAACGCCTCATCGTGGCTACAAGTACTACCATAATTATACTGATGCTCAAATTGAAGCAGTAAAAGATTTATTGATATTGTGGAAAGATAGATATCAAATTCCACTTACATATCATCAAGATATTTGGGATGTTACACCTAGAGCTCTTAAAGGAGAAGCAGGTGTATTCACACATAACTCAGTTCGTTTTGATAAAGTGGATGTGTACCCACATCCTAAATTAGTAACAATGTTAAAATCATTATCATGAGATATTTTTTAGTTTTATTAGCATTTTTACCTTTATTTGGTAATGCTCAAACACAAGACACAGTTAAAATTCCAGTACACGCTGCTAAACAAATTGTAAAAGATTTAGTTAGTGGAGATAGTGCTAAAGCTGAATTGAAATTATGTAACGAAAATGTTGCTTTATTAGAAAAGAAAATAACATTAAAAGACAGCATCATTTCAGGTCATAAACAACAACTCGTACTTTGTGAAGAGCGTGTTGTTAATGAAGTAAAAAAGTTTGATGCTCAAGGTTTGTGGGTAAAACAATTACAAAAAGAAAATAAGAAACTTAAAGTAAAGATGCGCTTTATCCAAATAACTGGAGCAGCTATTGTTGGAGGTTTAACATATCTCTATATTACAAAATAATCCTTGCAATCCCATGCACTGAGGCCCAACCACAACGGTTGGGCTTCTTTTATATATTTATATATAACCAATAGTGTTATATATGGCTAATCAAGCAGACATTAAAGAAATAATTAAGCAGGAATATATCAAGTGTGCTATGGACCCTGTGCATTTCTTTAGAAAATATTGCTATATCACCCACCCAGTAAAAGGTAGAGTATTATTTCATCTATATCCATTTCAGGAAACAACATTAACTGATTTTAGAGCACATCGTTTCTCTATAGTAAATAAATCTCGTCAGTTAGGTATCTCTACTCTTGTAGCAGGATATGCTTTATGGACGATGTTGTTTAATAAAGATAAAACAGTATTGTGTATAGCTACTAAACAAGAAACAGCTAAAGGAATGGTTGAAAAGGTACAGTTTATGTACAATAACTTACCTTCCTGGTTACGTGGTAACCAAAAACCAATCTCAGATAACAAACTATCTCTAAAACTAGCTAATAACTCTCAAATTGTAGCTACATCAGCTGCCTCAGATGCTGGTCGATCTTACGCCGTATCCTTATTGCTAATAGATGAGGCCGCGTTTATTGAAGGTATTGACCGCATTTATACTAGTATTAAACCTACCATTGCTACGGGTGGAGGAATTATAGCATTATCTTCTCCAAACGGTATTGGTAATTGGTTTCATAAAATGTACACTGAAGCTCAAATTGGTAAGAATGACTTCTGGCCAATAGAGTTAAAATGGAATTTACACCCTGATAGAGATGAAGCTTGGGAAGAACGTGAACGTGCAAATATGTCACCACGTGAATTCGCCCAAGAATATGATTGCGACTTCCTCGGCTCTGGAAACTCAGTAATTGAACCCGATAACTTATCTTTTTATGAACAAACCTTTATCCAAGATCCTGTGGAACGCCGCTTTATGGGTGGTGACTTTTGGATTTGGCAGTATCCTGATTATAGCAAGTCTTATATTTTATGTGCTGACGTGGCTCGTGGAGACAGTAGTGACTACTCTGCATTTCATATTATCGATATCGAATCGTGTGAGCAAGTGGCTGAATATAAATCGCAGGTCGACACCAGAACTTATGGTAATATGCTTGTTTCTGTTGCTTCTGAATATAACAATGCTTTACTTGTTGTTGAAAATGCAAATGTAGGATGGGATGTAGTAAACACAATTATAGAAAAAGGTTATAGAAATTTATATTATTCACCTCGTGCTTATGGTGAAATGCATGTAGACAAATGGATGGCTAAAATGGATAGTGAACAAACAGTTCCCGGCTTTACTACATCAGTTAAAACAAGACCACTTGTTGTCTCCAAAATGGAGGCGTATATTCGAGATAGAGTATTTACTTTTAGGTCTAAACGTTTACTCGAAGAATTACGTGTATTCGTTTGGCAAAATGGTAAAGCTCAAGCCCAAAATGGATATAATGACGATTTAGTTATGGCCTTAGGAATTGGATTATTTACTAGAGATACTGGTGTTAAATTCCATCAACAAGGATTAGACATGACTAGGATGGCTTTAGGTGGTATATCTAGAACGGGTGGTGGACCTGGTAGTATGCCAATGTTACCAAACGGAACACCAAATCCATACATGATGGATACACCACACGGCCCTGAAGATTTCACATGGGTATTATAAATGATAAATATTTATTGATATAATAAAACACAAAAATGGCTGAACAAAATACAGGCTTGTTTAGTAGATTAAGACGCCTATTCTCCACAGATGTTATCATCAGAAATGTAGGAGGTAATCAGTTAAAAACGGTAGACGTTGATAGAATTCAAGCATACGGTAACGTAAAAACAAACGCTTTAATTGATAGATTCACCAAGTTGCACCGCTATGGCGCTAATATGCCATACAACCCAACAATGAATTATCAAACACTTCGTATTCAGTTATATACTGACTATGAAGCAATGGATACAGAATCAATCGTTGCCTCTGCTCTTGATATTGTTGCTGATGAATCAACATTGAAAAATGAAGCTCAAGAAGTATTACAAATTAGAAGTGCTGACGAAAATGTTCAACGCATTTTATATAACTTATTCTACGATGTTTTAAACGTAGAATTTAACTTATGGCTATGGATTCGCAATATGTGTAAATATGGTGATTTTTATTTACACCTTGAAATTGCAGAAAAATTTGGTATTTACAGCGTAACACCATTATCAGTTTATGATATGGTTCGTGAAGAAGGTACTGATCCAACCAATCCATCTTATGTGTGTTTCAAGATTGATCCAATGGTAATCGCCGCTGGTGGTATTAATTCACGTGTTAAAGATAGAGATGGTAAGATTAAATTTGAAAACTATGAAATAGCGCATTTTAGGCTATTAACTGACGCTAACTACTTGCCTTACGGACGTTCTTATATTGAACCTGCTCGTAAAACTTACAAACAGTATGTGTTGATGAAAGATGCTATGTTGTTACATCGCATCACACGTGCCCCAGAAAAACGTGTATTCTACGTTGATATCGGAAACTTACCTCCAAATGAAGTAGATGCATACATGGAGCGTTTAAAGCAGAAAATGCAAAAAACTCCATTCGTCGACAAAAATACTGGCGAATACAACTTACGTTACAATATGATGAACGTAATGGAGGATTTCTATGTCCCACAACGTGGTGCTACTAGTAATACTAAGATTGAAACTACTAAAGGTTTAGAATATAACGCTATTGAAGACGTAAATTTCCTCCGCGATGAAATGTTAGCTGCCCTTAAGGTACCTAAAGCATTCTTCGGATTTGAGAAAGATTTGACTGGTAAAGCTACATTAGCTGCTGAAGATATTCGCTTTGCTCGTACAGTTGAACGTATTCAGCGTATTGTTGTTAGCGAATTATATAAAATAGCCTTAGTACATTTATATGTTCAAGGATATGATGGTGAAACATTGACCAATTTCGAATTGTCATTAACTACCCCATCTATCATTTACGAACAAGAAAAAGTAGCATTATGGAAAGAAAAAATTTCACTTGCTAAAGATATTCAAGACACTAAATTACTACCTTCAGATTGGATTTATGATAATGTATTCCAATTCAGCGAAGATCAATATGATGAATATCGTGATTTAATACTTGAAGATATGAAACGTACCTTCCGTTTATCTCAGCTTGAGAATGAAGGTAATGACCCAGCTAAATCTGGTAAATCTTACGGTACACCACATGATCTTGCTTCATTGTATGGTAAAGGTAGAAATGGTGTTGGTGATACAGGTGCTATTCCTCCTGGATATGATGAAAAACGCCCTGTTGGTCGTCCTGAAGAGAAATCTTCTATTGTAGGTACACAACGTGATCCATTAGGTAAAGATAGATTAGGTAGTATTGAAAATTCTACATTATATACTGCTAATATCCCGGGAACTGGTGAAGGAAATGGTACACCAAAAGGTGGTTCACCATTAGCATTAGCTGAATCTAAAAAGTATAAAGGCTTATTTGAAGGAATGAGTGCATTCCGCAAAGAACTAGCTATTGAACCTGAACAGGAATCTACACTATTGGACGAAAAAAATATTAAGGACGTATAATAACTACATATTTATAGGTAGTGCATACTATTTTATATGAAAATTAAACATAGCAAATTCAAAAATACAGGTATATTGTTTGAATTATTGGTGCGTCAAATTGCATCAGACACAGTATCCGGTAAAGATTCAGCTGCTATTAATTTAGTAAAGAAATATTTTTCTAAATCTGAGTTAACCAAAGAACACAAGTTATATCAGGCTTTAACTAACACTAAAGCATTAACTGA